TCCTTAGCTTGATGCAAGGTGAGATCACGGTCAGCAAACTCTTTAAGGAATGCGTCAGTCATCATGATGATCTGCTTGTGATCAAACTCAGGGAACATGAAGTTGAATGCACGGCCAGGTTTCATAGCTACCTGTCTGTCGTTGTGCATGTCCTTGAGTGACTGATAGATAGACACCTTGCCCTCTGCAATCTGAGAGCGCATAGGCTGCATCGAGAGTAGCCGAAAGCGAGACTTGAAGGTATCGCTGTCAGCTGTGGTATTGAGTAGCCACGTAAGCACCCAATCAAACAGTGGCCTGTCCTTGCGGTCAAACACACCAATATCAGAGTAGTCACCCCATGCACGTAGCACAGGGTCAGTCTCATTAGCATCTTCGACATAGACACGCTTGACCACAAATCCATTGGCATGTAGCTCAGGCTCGATGTAGTACGTAGCGCCACTGTTAAGTGTGACATTGCCACCGATAAAGTAGCCACCCTCAGTGGTCTTAGCACTGACCACATCATAAGGCTTGCCGATGGTAACGTCGTTGATATACATAAGCGGAATAAGTTCTTGACGAACTGGGATTACTTGATATTGCATATTACCTCCATATAGGTTCTTCCCCCCAACGACATGTCAGGGGGAGTTCGGTTTCTTTTAGTTTCATTACTGTAACAAACTCCCGATTGCTTGTACGAATGACTCAATCTTCTGAGACTGAGCACGATTCTGCTCTTTGAGATCCTCAACCTGACCTTGCAGGTTCATCATCTGAGCCTTGAGGTCACCGTTCTCTGCCTTGACGATACGGTAATTCTTACGCACTGCCTTAGGTGCAGTCACCTCAGTGTACAGATTGTAACCACGGTGCTTGTTACGGTAACCAAGATCCTTGCGCCATTGATACAGGCATGAATTATTGATACTAAACTTAGCGAAGGTCTCTACGCCTGTGTGATGCTCATAGTATTGGCACACTTCATGTCTGAACGATATTGAATACTTGCTTACACTATGACGAGTACCCTTGGTAAATTCATTTCTGTAGGCAAGTAAAGTGATCGCCTTCTCAGATTTACCAAACTTAGCTGCGGTATCCTTGGCAGAATTTTCTGCATAGAATGCAAGGATTTCAGCTTTCAACTCAGGTGTATATACTGTACGTGTCATGATTCTTTCCTTTCATCATGGTTAAAGGTACTATCAACAGTACCACAAAGCGCAACTTTCGATGCGCTTACTGGTATTGTCATCATAAACCTTCCTGCACCCATTTTAGGTTAAACACACTAGGGAAAAAGTTATTAACCCTACCTGTGGATGCCGCATGTCGTGGACATTGTGCGTCAGTAAGCACAGCACAATCACCCCTAAAGTCTACAAGGTCTTGCCCAATAGACACAGGATCATGGTTCTCATCCACAAGCCGCCACGTTATACCATTTAATACTTCAATCATTGTCTTTCCTTTCATCCATATAGTTTACGAAATAGTCCTTGAGTTTTGTCAATTCCTCCCTATCCATATAGTCAAGCGAACACACTTCACGCTCATGATTGTAAGCCCTTTGCGCTGGGTTTAAATCTAGATCATCCAATATCATTTGGATCAAGATAATAATATCCATCACTTTTCCTTTCTGTTAAGTGGACACAGAAAAACACCCCATGCGCTAACATAGGGTGCTTTCGCAATGTTCACTCATTATGCAGCTTGACGTGAAGCGGCTTGTATTGCTGCAATCAAGGTATTGGGATTGAACCCACGTTTGAGCAGATTGTTTGCAGCCTTGATATAATCTAATTCAGCTTCACCATCATCAGCTTTGAACGCCTTGCCCCAATTTGTACCACGCATTGAGACACCATCAGCAACTAATTGCTTGAGACTGGTCACGGCGCTATTTGACAGGGTAGCGTCAGCAATCTTGATTGAGATACCCTTTTTAGTTCTGGTCACTTTTGCGCCGTCATATATCGCTGCAAATGTTAACTTGATTGCTCTTTCCGCTTGGCTATCCTTTTTCTTTTGCGCCGCATTGATAAGCTTTACAATTACCGTTGTGTCACGTTTTGCTATCACATGATCAACAGCATCAGCAAATAGCTTGCCCATTTTAGCGCCATTGCCAAGTGAACGATTAAAAGCGGTTACTATTTCATTTGTCATTTTCCCATATCCTTTTTGTTTGGGGTTTCTGGTTACAAGATAACCACCAATAAGCCAAAGAATTTAATCAATGGCTTATAAATTGTTATCTCTAAGCGTTTATGCGTGCCGTCTAAACCGTATCAATAGGAATAGACGAAAAGGCCAGTTGATATAAAACCGTGATTTTATACCGCATTGCCTTTTGGCATCATTACTTTTTGTCGGGTTTTGCATTTGCTACCCGTTACCCTTCCCCCTTGCCTTATAAAACCACCGTTAGTAATTGGCATCTCAATTCCGATTGCTCTTGATTTGGGCTTTTCCTATATGGAAACACGCAAACATATTCCCATTACTAGGGATGATTGAGCTATACCGTAAACGAATAGTTTAGGATCTTGGTAATATCGGTTTGTCAGGCCGATAGTTGCTTTACCGTATGGATCAAAACCACCACCTATTCAACCAGCAACTAGGCTTATAGGTTTGCAGCTATATGACTGACTGGGCCAGTCACTGCAGGTGGTTCAGAAAATTTCAAATAGCGTTTGCGGATACCGCTAAGGGCTGGTCGTTCCGACTAATGACGGGCCGCCCCTAATCAATATCATATGAGACCAAAGAAAACATGGCACAAATAGGTAATTGTATATCCGAAAGTATTGGTTTCAGTGGGAAATAAGGATAGGTTTACAACCATAAAGCGAGCTGATTAGGTTTTAAATCAATTAGAGATAGTAATATTTTTTGACCATTTGGTAAAATATGAGTTGAAATGTTAGTGATTCGTTTATGCTTTGTTCCATGTCTGTTCTCAATAAGAACAAAGATAGAACAAGAGATAGTTTAACATTAAACTACTTCATGGTTTAACATTAAACTATACTAAAGGATAGGACTATACGATTGGGGGATAGGGTGTATACAAAAGGATAGTGGAAGCTATACAGAAGGATATTAAACTGCGGCTATCTATAAAGAGTAATCTAAAAGTGTGTATGATCTACCCGAACAGATATGTGATCACAAAATCGTATATCTTCGGCTATCCTTTCGGGTATAAAGAATACTCTATTGTATATAAAATGTAATTATTTCAGGTATTTAGCTATCAGAAAGAGTATAATGTCTATACTTTCGGATATCTGACCCTATCCAAAGGGGTACGGGCATGGGCCACTGGGGGGTACTACGTCTATATACACCCATAATGACAGCGGGGGGTATTTTTAGCTTGTTAACCACAATGTAAATACATTAAATTTATCTTAATATTTTCTTAAACCCCTTTAATTCCTTTTAATATCAACATAATTGGTAAATATTGTTGACCAAAATGTAAACAAGCTGTGTAAGCTCGCAGGAATAGCCTAAACTTCTCTGGTAGCCTAACCCCTATTAACTTCTTTACCCCCACCCTGAACAGCCTTATATCGCCTCTCAGAGGCATCTGAGGTAAACTAGGGGTGTTACCTCGGCGCCTTTATGCTCATACTTCATTTATCAACGAAAAGGAGATAAAAGTTTAAGTTCCTACTTGACAGATGAGCATGAAGTAGTATAACATGTACATAAAGTATTACTTAGAGTACCTTTAAGTCTATTATCAACTATTATTATTAAGTTAAATATACTTAAAGACTACTTTAAGTAGGAACTTTAAGTACACTTAAGTCCTCTATCTCTAATATTAATAGTTATTAGAAGACTTTAAGTAGGAACTTTAAGTGCGTACTCAAGTTTTTTTGTCGTCCCAACTTAAAGTACTTGACACTCAGCATTAATTTAGGTATAACTAGCCATGTCAAAGTCAAAAATGTACATAAGCGATAATGTACTAGAAGAATTTTATTACGCACTAGCTTCAGAAGACGAAGGAAAAATGCGTAGAGTCCACATCCCAAGATCAGATGTGTTCTATATCAGAAATAAAATATTAGAAGACACAGGCGTTAAGTATTCCCTAGATAGAGTTGAAAGAGCTATGTACTTAGAGGGGCATCTTAAGGCTTCAGATGTGTTTGAACCTAAAAAAAAGAGAAATTGGGAATGACTGTAGCAATGGAACGTATTCTGGCTTGGAAGATCATGCCAAGGCTGATGATGTTAGTAATGACTTGGATGTATATCGAGGTTCTTTTTTGGTTTATGTCTTTATCTTCTGCTGATATGACTTCACAAGCTACTGCACTTACTGCTACAGTTACTGGTGCCATGACTGGAGCTTTTGCTGTTTGGTTAGGACATGAAAAATGATACAGGCACTTATAGGACCAATAACTAGTTTAGCAGGAACATGGCTTAATGGAAAAGTTGAAACTAAAGCTGCAGAAACTAAAGCTAAAGTTGCCAAAGCTGAAGCTGAAGCGCAGATTATGCTGTCTCGTGCAACCAGTGAGGCAGATTGGGAAAAGATTATGGCTCAAGGTAGCCAATCTTCGTGGAAAGACGAATGGCTAACTATCCTTTTTTCTATTCCATTAATTCTAGTATTTACTGGTGATTGGGGTAGAGATATTGTAGCTAATGGTTTTGTAGCACTGGAGTCTATGCCTGATTGGTACCAGTATACTCTTGGTGTAATTGTAGCTGCCAGCTTTGGAGTAAGATCAGCTACTAGATTCTTTGGGAAAAAATAATGCATAAGAACTTTCAGAAATGTTTAGAGATGTTGCTACACCACGAGGGGGGCTTTGTGAATCACCCCCAAGATCCTGGTGGCATGACTAACCTTGGGGTGACTAAGGCTGTATATGACAAGTGGATTGGACGTGAGTCTACTAAATCAGAGATGATGGATCTAAAGCCTGACGATGTAGCACCTATTTACAAAAAGAATTATTGGGATAAGGTACGTGGTGATGATCTTCCTAGTGGTGTTGACTGGTGTGCATTTGATTGGGCAGTTAATTCTGGCAGTGGTAGGCCAGCTAAAGCTATACAACGTGCAGTTGGTGCTACAGTAGATGGGGCTATTGGGCCTATGACTTTGCAAGCTATTATGAATCATGAGCCTCAAATGATTATTGAGAGTGTTTTTAGTCAACGTCAGAAGTTCTATGAGTCTTTACGTACCTTTGAACATTTTGGTCGTGGTTGGACTCGTCGTAATAAAGAAACCCTAGATCAAGCATTGAGTATGATCTAATGAGTGTACCTGAACGAGTTAAATCTACTATAAAGCGTCTTGGACTTAAAGGTGTAAACAAACCTAAACGTACTCCTGACCACCCTAGTAAGTCTCATGTTGTCATGGCTTCGGATGGCAGAGTATACAAAGTTATTCGCTTCGGAGAACAGGGAGCTTCTACCGCAGGTAAACCTAAAGCTGGTGAATCAGATAAGATAAAGAAGAAACGTGCAAGCTTTAAGGCTCGTCATTCTAAGAATATTAAGAAGGGTAAGATGTCTGCAGCTTACTGGGCCGACAAGGTGAAGTGGTGACATTAATATCCCACCTACCTTTACCTAGTATGCCATTTCAAACTCATGACAATATTATTTTTGAAAAGGCTGATAAGGATAGATCTAGTAGGAATAACGAAGAGTATAAACCAGAACAACCTAATAAGATTACACCTGATACACCAGTAGAGGATTTAAAACTAGTAAATCAAATGTATGTTTATAATCCTAATCCAAATAAATTACGTACACCTACTGGACAAATAGTAGACTTTATTGTGGCATGAAAAAGAAAGATCCTAAAGTAGGTACTGGTAAAAAACCTAAAGGTTCAGGCCGTAGGTTATATACAGATGAGAATCCTAAAGATACAGTATCAATTAAATTTGCTACTATGGATGATGCAAAAGCTACAATAGCTAAAGTAAAAAGACTAAAGAAACCCTACGCAAGAAAAATACAAATCTTGACAGTAGCAGAACAACGTGCTAAAGTTATGAAGAAAACTGCAATAGCTAATTTATTTAAGGCAGCTAAGGCAGACTTGCGAAGGAAACATAATGCCGTATCTAACAAGTAGCATACCTTATTTTAAAGCATGGGTACGTAGAGAGTACACAAAAAACCTAGAGGAATATCATGGAGAGTTTCTTCACTGTATGGTCATCGGTGTTACTACGCTCCCCAATAGAACACTCAGCTTTCAAGTTATCTTCACAGGATGCGAGTCAGACTTTGATGAATCAGAAAATATCCACGGTGGAGCGATGTGGGCTAGGATGCCACTTACTGCGTTGGTTGCGGATACCCCTTTGGCTGAATGGCCTGAAGAATTACCTCCGTACTTAGCTCAACCTTGGGATTGTATGTCGCATACACATAGTGTGTACAAGCTAGAACGTGCAAGCCCAGCGCCTTGGATAGCAAAGATAGATGGAGAATTTTATCCAGCTAAGTATTACTTTACTGTAGACTATACAGATAGTGAAGTAGCGGATGATCCTGCACAACATAAACAGTCTCACGTATTAGAGTTGTTAGATGCAGGTAAATATACTGGTAACATTGTTGCGTTGCCCAATAACAGAGTGAGAGTAACTCATCCAGCATGGTTTGAGGTAGGAGAAGGTGCTCCTGACTTTAAACCTAATCAACATACATACAACTCGAAAGAAAACGTAGACTACGTATGGGATACGCAACGAGTGTTCAACAATTTATATAATGATGAGGATCAATAATATGGCAATGCATGGTAACAAGAAGAAAAAAGGAATGGCTAAAGGTGGAGCTATGATGAAGAAAAAAGGATATGCCCAAGGCGGTCTTAAAATGGTTAAAAATAAAGCAGGTGATACTGTTCCTTTTTATGCTGCTGATGGTAAAGGTAAAATGAATAAAGGTGGCATGATGAAGAAAAAAGGTTATGCTAAAGGTGGGGCTATGATGAAAAAGAAAGCTTACGCCAAAGGTGGTAAGGTAGCTATGTACAACCAAGGTGGTATGGTTAAGTCTACTGGTACTATGAATACTGGTATTGCTAACCCTAAAAATACTTACAAGTAGGAGAAGTAATATGGCTGTATCACTACGAACATACTTAAACAATAAACTAAAAGAAAAAGGTATGACTGCTGCCCAAGCTAAAAAGAATGCTGGTAAATACAAAAGTATTGCTGCTGCTAAGAAGGCTGGGTCACTTTACTACACTAATAAGGATGGTAAAGTAATGGCTGCTGTATATGCAGAAGATCTAAAGAAACCAATTAGACCTAAAGCTAAACCTAAAGATCCAAGAGCAACACGCCCTAAGCAACCTAAAGGTGCTCCCACACTTAGGAAAAGAGATCCTGTTAAAACTGAAACTCTTCCCCCTAAATCAACTGGGGGTGGTCGTGGTGATGGAGAAAAAGAAACTCTACAAAGACAAACTGATCCTAAGTCTCCTTCTAGGTTAAGGGGTGCAGAAATTATGAAAAAAATACCTCGTAGTAAATGGGAAAGTATGACTAAATCAGAAAGAAGGGCTTTAGGTTTACCAGCTACTAGGGTTGCAGCAATGGCTAGTAAATTAAGAGATGCTAAGTTTAAAGATGGTAAAAGTTTTTAAGTAAATGGTAGCACTTCCTTATAATACTTTTTTTAAAAGTTCTACAATTACTGCTAGTTCTGGTGGTGCTAGTGCAGATGTTATATACACTGTGCCACCTAATCACGATTGTGTAGTTACTTTTATGCATGTAAGTAATGGGGGTAGTTCTACTATTAATGTAACTGTACAAGTATATACTGCAGTAGATACTACTTACCATCACCTTCTTGATAATAAGTCTATAGCAGGTAATGATGTATATAACTTAGTTACATCAGACAGAATATATCTTCATGCTGGAGATAAAGTTGTAGCTTTTGGTGGTGGTGGTGCTCTTGAGATTATAGCTTCAGGTGAAGAACATTATAACCCGAATCGCATATAGCGCATAACGGGGTTGCAATATTATCTATAGTATGATATAACTAAATATGTAAAACTACTCCTGCACAAGATAAAAGGAGTAGTGCAATGTTTAAACGTTTATTAAAACGATTCCAAGAGAACCAACAACGAAGAGCAGATTATTGGGTACTTATGAATTTGTCTGATAAAGATCTGCGTGACATGGGGATAAGTCGTGGTGAAGTCTACCAAAAAGTCTACGGTAAATGCAGCGGGTAATTATACTAAGCCTAGTATGCGTAAGCGCCTTGTTGCATCCGTTAAAGCTGGCAGCAAGGGTGGAAAGCCTGGACAGTGGTCAGCTAGGAAGGCCCAAATGGTTGCAAAACAATACAAAGCAAAGGGCGGGGGTTATAAGTAATGGCCCTTTCTAAGTCACAAAAAAGTCTGAAGTCTTGGACTAAGCAGAAATGGAGAACCAAGAGTGGTAAACCATCAACGCAAGGTCCAAAGGCTACAGGCGAAAGGTATCTACCTGAGAAGGCTATTAAGTCTCTTAGTTCTTCTGAGTATGCCGCTACAACACGAGCAAAACGAAAAGGCACTAAGGCGGGTAAGCAGTTTGTGGCTCAACCTAAAAAAGTTAGAGCCAAAGTAAAACCGCATAGGAAAATTACATGACGGAAAAGCAACAAAAGTTTCTTGATGCGTTATTTGGTGAAGCCGAAGGTGATCCAGTACGAGCACTTAAGATTGCAGGTTATGCCCAAGGGGAGTCATCAACGAGAGTTATGGCTCCTTTAAAAGATGAAATAGCTAATCGTACCCGTGACTTTATTGCTACCAATGGCCCTCGTGCTGTTTGGTCCTTGATGAATGTTATGACTAACCCAACAGACTTAGGGAATAAAGAGAAGATGGCTGCTGCTAAAGATTTCTTAGACCGTGCTGGTTTTGTAAAGACCGACAAGGTAGAAGTCAAATCAGAAAACCCATTATTTATTTTACCACCTAAAGAAAATGAAGCTTGATAAAACTTGGAAACTTCCAAAGCCTGACAAAACCGAAAGTGGCTATGTTTGGCATCCAGTAGTAAGAGTAGGTAGACAAGTACCATTTGGGTACTTACAAGATCCAGATGACAAAGATATTCTTATACCTATTCCAGAAGAATTAGAACTGTACGAACAAGCAAAGAAACACCTAAAGCAGTACAGTTATCGTGATGTAGCCAACTGGTTAAGTGATCAATCAGGTCGACATATATCACATGTAGGACTATACAAGAGAGTTAGACTTGAGCAGAAGCGTAAGAGAGAAGCTGCAAACCAACGCTACCTTGCCGAGCGATACAAAGAGGCGCTCGACAAAGCGGAAAAAATCGAAGCCCAAATCCGTGGTGGTAGAGAAGAGTCCAGCCCAGCCAAAGCCTGAAGCTCTAGACTATGAAGAGATAGCTCGTGAAGTTATCTTTGAACCCAATGAGGGGCCACAGACAGACTTTCTTGCTTCTACAGAGCAAGAAGTGTTATATGGAGGATCAGCTGGTGGAGGCAAGTCTTATGCTATGGTTGCTGATCCTGTTCGTTATCTAGGTAATCCTAATGCTAGGATGCTTTTAGTACGTAGAAGTACAGAAGAACTTAGAGAACTTATTTCAGTATCTAAACAGCTTTACCCTAAAGCTATTCCTGGAATTAAGTTTATGGAACGAGATAAGACTTGGGTAGCCCCTAGTGGTGCAACTCTCTGGATGTCTTACCTAGACCGTGACGATGATGTTATGAGATACCAAGGTCAGGCCTTTAACTGGATTGGCTTTGACGAACTTACACAGTGGCCTACCCCATATCCTTGGAATTATATGAGGTCACGGCTTAGAACAACTAAAGCTAGTGGCTTACCACTTTACATGAGAGCTACTAGCAACCCTGGAGGTCCAGGTCATCAGTGGGTTAAAAAAACTTTTATTGACCCTAACACTCCTAACAAAACATTTTGGGCAACGGATACAGATAGTGGTGAAGTTATATGCTGGCCAAAAGGTCATAGTCGAGAAGGTGAGCCACTATTTAAACGTAGGTTTATACCTGCTACCTTATTCGATAATCCTTACCTAGCAGAAGATGGCATGTATGAGGCTAATCTTCTGTCGTTACCTGAGCATCAGCGAAGGCAGCTACTAGAAGGTGACTGGGATATCAATGAAGGTGCAGCCTTTCCAGAGTTTAATCGTAAAGAACATGTAGTAGAACCTTTTGATATACCTAACAGCTGGGTAAAGTTTAGAGCTTGTGACTATGGCTATGGGTCTGCTACAGGAGTTCTTTGGTTTACTGTAAGTCCGTCTGAACAATTAATTATCTACAGAGAAATGTATGTTTCTAAAGTTACCGCTACTGATCTAGCGGATATGATACTAGAAGCTGAAGACGGTGAAAAAATACGATATGGAGTTCTTGACTCTTCTCTTTGGCATAATCGTGGTGATACTGGCCCTAGCCTTGCTGAACAAATGATTATGAAAGGTTGCCGTTGGAGACCTTCAGATAGATCTAGGGGTTCTCGTGTAGCTGGTAAAAATGAAATACATAGGCGATTACAAATAGATGAGTTTACAGAAGAACCAAGAATGGTTTTTTTTAATAACTGCACTAATACTATTTCTCAGATACCAGCTATACCTTTAGATAAAAACAACCCTGAAGATGTAGATACACACGCAGAAGATCACTTGTATGATGCTTTAAGGTACGGTATAATGACTAGACCACGAAGCAGTCTATTTGATTTTGATCCTAATAATCATAGTACAGGATTTCAAGTTTCAGACGCAACCTTTGGCTATTAAGGATAAGATATGGAAGAAGATGAATTTTTTGAAGATACGATGGAGTCAATAGATTCTAATGCATTAGATGATATTAAGGCGGAAGATTACTCTGATCCAGCCTCAGGTACTATTGTAGGTTTAGTTCAAAAAAAATACAGTAAAGCTTCTACTGCCCGTGAAACTGAAGAACAACGTTGGATTCAAGCTTACCGTAATTATCGTGGTATTTATGGACCTGATGTACAATTTACCTCTACAGAAAAATCTAAAGTATTTGTTAAAGTAACTAAAACAAAAGTACTTGCTGCATATGGTCAAATCGTAGAAGTATTATTCGGAAATAATAAATTTCCTATTAGCATTGAACCCACTACTCTTCCTGAAGGTGTAGCTGAATCTGTATATTTTGAATCTAACCCAGATATGCAAAAAGCTAAAAGTGGCCCTAGTCAAGAGGACATGCAACTCTTGCCTGGAGAAACTATGACGGATCTTCGAGAACGTCTAGCGGGTATGCAAGATAAATTTGAACCTGTAATGGACCTTCTTAAAGAAGGTAATGGTAATACCCCCACTGAAATTACTTTTCATCCTGCAATGGTTGCTGCAAAAAAGATGGAAAAACAAATTCAAGATCAACTAGAAGAGTCTGGTGCTAATAAACAATTACGTGTAGCAGCTTTTGAATGTGCCTTATTTGGTACAGGTGTAATGAAAGGTCCATTTGCAGTAGATAAAGAATATCCTAACTGGGCTGAAGGTGGGGAGTATTCACCAACTTACAAGACAGTACCACAAACTTCTTCTGTATCTATATGGAACTTTTATCCAGACCCCGATGCATCTAATATGGATGAGGCTGAGTATGTTGTAGAACGCCATAAAATGTCTCGTTCACAACTACGTGCACTTAAACGCCGACCTTTCTTCCGTGCCAATGCTATTGATAATTCAATTAAACTTGGTGAGTCCTATACTAAAGAGTGGTGGGAACAAGTTATGGAAGATGATGCTCAAGAAACTAGAACAGAGCGTTATGAAGTTCTTGAGTTTTGGGGTAATGTAGATAAAGAAGTTCTTGAAGGTCATGATATTGATATTCCTTCAGAGCTTTCTGATATGGATGAACTAAGTGTAAACATCTGGGTTTGTAATGGACAAGTGTTACGTTTAGTTATGAACCCTTTTACACCTGCAATTATTCCGTATTTTTCTATGCCTTATGAAGTAAGCCCTTATAGTTTTTTTGGTATTGGTATTGCAGAAAATATGGATGATACTCAAACCTTAATGAATGGGTTTATGCGTATGGCAGTAGATAATGCCGCATTATCAGGTAATATGCTTATTGAGGTTGACGAGACAAATCTCGTCCCAGGGCAAGACCTCTCCGTGTATCCAGGGAAAGTGTTCAGGAGACAGGGAGGGGCGCCTGGTCAAGCTATCTTTGGTACTAAGTTTCCTAATGTATCTAATGAAAACATGCAGATGTTTGATAAAGCGAGGGTATTAGCAGATGAATCAACTGGATTTCCATCTTTTGCACATGGTCAGACAGGGGTGTCTGGTGTTGGTCGTACAGCCTCTGGTATTTCTATGCTTATGTCTGCTGCCAACGGCTCTATCCGTAATGTAGTTAAAAATGTAGATGATTATTTGCTTGGTCCACTTGCTAAAGCTTTTTTTAGTTTTAACATGCAGTTTAATTACGACGAAGAAATTAAAGGTGATCTTGAAGTAAAAGCTCGTGGTACTGAAAGCCTAATGGCTAATGAGGTACGAAGTCAACGATTAATGCAATTTTTACAAGTTGTACAAAATCCTGTATTAGCTCCATTTGCTAAGATGGATTATATTATTCGTGAGATTGCTAAGTCTATGGATCTTGATTCAGATAAGCTTGTTAATTCTATGTCTGATGCTGCAGTACAAGCAGAGATACTTAAGAAGTTTAAAGCTGAAAATCCAGAACCACCTACAGCACAAGGACAAGTTCCTCAGGGCGCTCCTGCTGGCGCACAGGTACAGGATACTCAAGGTAGCGGGGGTGGTAACATAGGTACTGGTACAGCTCCTACACCAGGAGAACAGGGCTTCTCAGCTAATACTGGTCAACAACAAATACAATGAAACTCGTCGTGAATAATACACTAAAACCTTTTGTAAATAACCCAGAGTTATACACTCCGTTTATCGAAGAGATTGCTGAACGGATAGCCTTTACACATGTAACACTAGAGCAGTCTAGGGAGATTGATGAGATCTACAGACTGCAAGGTGAGATACGTGCACTACGATCACTATTACGTTTGAGGGATAAGATTAATGGATAATAAACAAATGGAAATGGCCTTTATGCAAGAAGGTGGACTAAAAGACGATGGCATGAACCAAGACCCTGTATCTGGCAATGAAGTACCCTCAGGTTCTATGGCTTCAGAAGTACGTGATGATATACCTGCTCAACTATCTGAAGGTGAGTATGTTGTACCCGCTGATGTTGTTAGATTCTTTGGAGTAAAGTTTTTTGAAGATCTTCGTACAGAAGCAAAAATGGGCTTGCAGTCTATGGAAGCAAATGGTAGAATAGGTGGTGAACCTGTTGCAACTTCACAAGAAGAAACTCTTTCTGATGAAGAATTTAAACGTTTACTACAGCAAGAATTTGGTGATGCTGTAGGTATGAATGAAGGTGGTTTAACTTTTGATCCAATGCAATATGTAGGTTTAGGTAGCACCTTATTTGGGCCAGCAGGAAAAACTTCAACAGTTACACCACCAGTAGAAGTAGAAACAGAAGCTTCCTGTGCAGCTAGGGGTATGGTTTATAATCCAGAAACTAAGATGTGTGAAATGCCACCACCTGTTGTTAAAACAGACGAAGACAATGGGGGAGAAGATGAAGATGAAGGCGAAGATAGTACAACTTGGATGGATAGTTATGATTACACTGACTTTAATAATCTAGAACAACAAACTTCAAAAGCTTTAGATGGACCTACAACTATGTTAGGTAGTGCAGCTGAGATAATATTTGGCGGAGGAGTTTTAGGTAAGTTTGCAAAAGCATCTAATGCAGCTCAAGTTGCAGCTAACATCGCAATACTTGAAGCTCAAGGAAAAGATGTAGATGCTTTAAAAGTTAAGTTTAATAATTACGTTAATAGTAACAATTTAGGTAAACTTAAACCCTTTATTACTGGTAGTCAACTAGCAAAACAAATTAATAGTACTCAAGTTGATGCTGGGCTATTTAAAGATTCTGTAGATGTGTTTGGTAATAAAATTTTTAAGACTGATAAGGATTGGGAAAAACAACTCAAAAAGAATGCACCTAAAAATATGACTTATGATCCGACTATGACAACACCTGTAGATCATGATGATGATGAAAGTACTCCACCTGTTATTGTAACTGGGGGATATAAACGAACTGGTTCTTTAGCACCCACTGCTGAAGAAATAGGCTCTATTAGGCCAGGTCCAAGACCTCTTGTAACAAAACCTACACTTACTGCTACTGAAAAATATGAAAGAGATCAAGCAAGAGAAAGTGCTTCAAGTAGCAGAATAGATGACCAAAGACGGGAACAAAGAATACGTGACATAGTTTCAGGTGCTATACAACCTAAAAATGTAGATGAAGAACGAGAGTTTGCTGGTATAAAAGCTGCAATGACAGGATTTGATGAATAACCCCTAAACTAAATAACTATAAGGCTACTCAGCTACGGCTGACCCCAACATAAAAGGAGATAGGATATGCCTGAACTAACACAAGTAGAAACAAAAAAGTCTGTA